TCTGAGTCTGTAAAGTCTTTAATGTTAAAGGCGTGTGATATTAGACACCCGCTACAAAAAATTACTGAGCAGATAGTCAATAAAGAAGAAGGACAAATGTTTGGTCAAAGGTGGCGTGAAGAGGTGTTTGGAAGTGATTCTGATTGACAAATTTTTATCTCGCAATCAAACAGTAGAAGTAATAGAAGATTTTTATAGAGTCAAATTACCTACATATGAAGAACCTAACAACTCAGAAGGTATAAGCGACCTACCGTTTCAAACATCGATCAAAGATCAAATAGAAACAAAAATTAAAAAGATAGAGACGCGTCCGTTCAAATACCATAACAGCTTTACGCGAAGATACTTAGGTATTGGTAGCAAGTTAGACCCACATACAGACGTTGGATTAAGAGACTTAACTGTCAGCATCTGTTTGTATGATAATATTGAATGGCCTTTAAAAATACAAAATGGTGGATCCCCTTTAGAAGTAACACTGCAACCTGGCCAAGGTGTTTTCTTTGACGCAAAGAAGTTTGTTCATTGGCGTGATATTAACACAACAGACAAAGATGCAATGTATTTGTTTTACCATTGGACGTTGACCGAAGACGTCAAATAAAGTATAATGTAGTTTTGATTTAGGATATTATTATGATATTAGTTGACCTCAACCAGGTTATGATTAGTAATCTGATGGCACAAATACACGGCCGAGGTGACGTAGAAGTAGAAGAAAACTTACTTCGACACATGGTGCTTAATGCACTACGAGCTGCCCGTGTAAAGTTTAAAGAAGAGTATGGTGAGTTAGTTATCTGTTGTGATGATACTAATAACTGGCGAAAGAAAATCTTCCCGTACTACAAAGCTCACCGTAAAAAGAATAGAGATGAGTCTGATTATGATTGGCCTCATATATTCAATTGCCTTAATAACATAAGGGATGAGCTCAAAGAATTTTTCCCGTACAAAGTATTACAAGTAGACACTGCTGAAGCTGATGATATCATTGGCGTGCTTTGTCATGAGTTTGGAGTTCAGTTAGGTTCTGGAGCAGAAAAGATTCTTATCTTATCTGGCGACAAGGACTTTATTCAACTTCAACAATTTGTTAATGTCGATCAGTATGATCCAATTAGAAAGAGAAAGATTGCTCATAAGGATCCCTCTCTTTATATGATTGAGCATATTGTTAAGGGAGATAGAGGCGATGGAATTCCTAATGCCTTATCTGACGACGACGTTTTTGTAACAGGCAAAAGACAAAAGCCTGTTAGACAAACGACCCTAAATAAGATAGTCGATGTAGTTTCATCGGTCCCTACGTTTGGTACGATAGACAATTCGTACGAATGGAGAGAAGGGTTTCATAGAAACTGGAAACTGATCGACCTAAAGCACACGCCCGATCATATTAAAAATGAAGTGCATGTGCAATGGAATAAACCTGACAAAGATAGAAAACATTTGTTTAACTACTTTGTTCAAAAAAAGCTAAATAATTTAGTAGAAAATATAAGTGAGTTTTAATATGTTAAAAGGATTAGGCGAAATAATTAATGAAGTCAAAAAGGCCAAGTCTGTTGGCGAAAAGATTCGAATCTTGCAAAGAGAGGACAACAAAGAGCTGAGAGGCCTCTTTGAGTTAACTTACGACAACAGATTGACTTGGGCACTTCCTGAAGGTAACCCTCCATACAAACCATTGGACAAGTCTATGGACGCACAGGGTAATCTATATCAAGATATGAGACGTATGTACATTTTCTTAAAGCATCCAAAATCAGCAAACGTTGCTCAAGCAAAAAGAGAGCAGTTGTTTATTAGTATGCTTGAAGAAGTTGATCCAGATGACGCTGCTTTACTACTTGAAGCAAAGAGTAGAAAGATTAAAGGCGTTTCTAAGAATATCGTTAAACAAGCATACCCAGAGTTTTTAGACGACCCAGCGAATCAAGACTAATGCCACTATACACTTTCAAGGACGCCGAGACGGGTGAGACCTTTGATATGATGATGAAGATAGCTGAGAGAGAAACTTTTTTAGAAAAGAATCCTCAGCTTGAAACTGTCATAGGTGCTCCTATGATTGTATCTGGTGTTATGG